CATGGAGAAACATGAACATTGGTTCCCGCGCGCTGTTTATCAGATCAAACACAAATATGATCTAGCAAGCAAGTTCCTGGTAAAGTTCATTCTAAACTATGCTCACAAAGGCAGAGTTTATCCTTCCATTAATCAATTTAGAAATGAAACTGGTGGCGCAAGATCACATCGTTTTAGCTATGCTGATCCCCCACTACAACAGACACCCAGCCGGGATGATGAGTGGGCTCCTCTCATACGATCATGTTTTATACCAGAAGAAGGCGAGGAATGGGGCAGCATTGATTACCGACAACAAGAATATAGACTTATCGTATTTGTAGCCGAAGAGCGCGGTTGTAGAGGTGCCAAGATAGCAGCAGATCGTTACCGCAATGACCCATCTACTGATTTCCATGATTACGTAGCAGAAATCACCCGGTTGAAGCGCCGCCGTGCCAAGGATGTGAACTTTGCCAAGAGCTATGGTGCCGGGGTAAAGAAGTTCATGTTGATGACTGGTATGGATGAAAATGAAGCTAAAGCGGTGATGAGTCAGTATGATAGAGAATTACCTTTCGTCAAAGAAGTTGGGGACTGGTATATGCGATTTGCTGCCCAGAATGGTTACATTGAAATGTTAGATGGTGCACGTAATCATTTCAATATGTGGGAACCTGTGTATAGAGATTTCGCTAAAGAGTATGAGTATAAGCAAAGGAATTCTGGTCTTAGCGTGTACCCCTGTGAGATAGAAGAAGCAAACACCAGGAAAAGGAACCCAGATCATCCGTGGTACGGTGAACGCTTAAAGCGAGCGTTTACTCACAAGGCTTTTAATCGTATGATTCAAGGCACCGCAGCACGACAAATCAAGAAGGCTATGGTGTTAATTGATAAAGCCGGGTATACAATTCTTCTACAAATTCATGATGAACTTGGGTTTAGCTTCGCCAATCCTGCTCATGCTCAAGCATGTGCGAAGATAATGGAAGAGGCTATGCCTATCATTACAATCCCTATGCTCACCGATGTGAAACTCGGCAAGAGCTGGGGAGATCTCAAAAAATAATTTGTTTGTCAGGGTTGCTTTTTGTCGCAGAATATGCTATACATGGTTTTGTGAAGGTCGCAACAAAGGAGGTAAGCTTATGTCTACCGTGACTGGACCGTCCACCGTTCCCGCTCCTGAGTCGGTGGATGCAAAGAAAAAGACTCCCAAGGTCAAGGCTGAGGGAGAAGTCAAGGCTGCTGAGGGAGAAGCAGCGGAGGAAAAGAAGCAGAGGGTTCCGAGGCCTCGCCTCCCCAAGCTGGGTGATGATCAGATCATCACTGTTCTTCGGCCGAATGCCAAGACCGGCAAGTCCGCGGTTCGGTTCAACCAGTATCGCACCGGCATGACCATCAAGGAATACGTTGACTTGATGACCAAGGAGCCGCACAACCGCACTGTCGGCGAGGTTTGGGCTGATATCCGTTGGGACACCAACCCGAACCGCAATCTGATCCATGTCGGCCCAACCGTGGTCGATGTGCCGCCGCCTCCGCCTCCGAAGGAGCCAAAGCCCAAGAAGGCGAAGAAGGCTGAAGCAGCAGATCAGTCTGCACCTGCACCCGCCGCGTAATTGGCGACAAGACCCCACTGGTGGGAGCCAGTGGGGTCTTTCTATTTGCCATGAGCAAGAATCAACTTCAGGTTGGTGATTTAATAGAAGTCAAGCTGTATGAGCTTGATGGAATTCTTGTGAAAGAAAAATGGCTTCTTGCTAAGATTGTTCAATTAGATCCTTTCGGCACTAAGTTTCTTGTTGAAGTCTTTAAAACAAAGAAGCTAATCGACATACCCGGCAACTCCTACATGGAGCACTGGCGATGAACTTAATCGTCCTGGATACCGAAACATCCGACCTCCCAGAAAATGGCGGCAGCTTAATGGAACTTGCTTGGTTCGTTATGGGGAACGAAGGTCAGGGATGGAAACCTATAGCTTCCCATGAAACATATATTCAATACGATGGGCCGATTAATCCAATGGCTCAGGCATCACACCACATTCGTGCTGATCAATGTACCGCCGCGAAGGGAGCAGTACCGAAGATCTCCGCAATTGCAAGAATTCAAACTGACATAGAATCTGATGATTTCCTTGTTGCCCACAACAAAGATTTTGATTCCAAATTTCTACCAGAACTCAATAATCCATGGATCTGCACTTACAGATGTGCGAAACGAATTTGGCCTGAAGCACCCGGCTATTCCAACCAAGTGCTTCGCTATTGGCTCGGCATTAAACCAGACCTTAGTATTTCCACCCAATACAGAATGCGGATGCCTCATCAGGCTCTTTATGATGTAGCGACTACAGCCGGGTTGTTGCAAAGGATGCTTGAGAAGCATACTCCTCAGGAGCTATATGAGTTCACCGGCAAACCAGTCAAGCTGAAGACTATCAACTTCGGTAAACACAAAGGAACACCATTTGATCAAGTTCCGCGTGATTACCTCGCATGGTTACGCGGGCAACAGAACCTTGATCAAGATTTAAAATTCACTTTAGATTCTATCCTTCAATCATGAAAGATGGTGGATTAAGACCCATATTCAGAAACAAGTTCTCACTCTGGCAATGGACAACGATCGAAGTTGGAGCCATTGCCGGTGGGATACCTGACAACGAATTCTGCACTCCATTCGGTATCTCTGGATGGATTGAATTTAAACGAACTTCAATTTTCTACGTTCATCTTAAACCACTTCAAGTTTCATGGCTCATGCAACGCTGTCGCTTTGGCGGTGATGCTTGGATTGGTGTGCGTCGAACTCCAGAATCACAAAGAGAAACTGGAGTTGATCAACTGTGGCTCATGAGAGGAGACCAAGCAGAAGCTCTGTACTATCATGGTCTAGAGGGCGTTTACGGTTTGTGCTGGGATGGAGGACCAAGCGAGTGGAATTTTACAGAGATAGGGAACTATCTTAGTAAGACATGGACGTGGCCGTATTAGAATTTGCATTCTTAGCCGCCCTATGGTATAGTATTTTGTACGCAACCATAGGAGGTTCAGCAAGAAATGCCTAAGATGTTTCCGATTACACTCGAAGTAGAGGAGATTGCGCTGGGGCGCGTGATGCGCCTTCTGCACAACACTCCCGGGGTTGCAAAGCTCCATTTCGATTTGGGGGACACGAAACAGCGCAAGACCAATGGGCACAGAAAGCCCAAGGGTTCTTTCGAAGAAAGCGGGGCAGACCTTCTGATCAGGGTACTCAACAAGTCCGGCCCAATGTCAAAGGGTCAAATGCACGAAGCATTCGAGAAAGCAGGGAGATCAGGTAAGTCGGCAGACTCCGTAACCCACGGACTGAAAAGCCAAGGGTTAATTCAGAATACCGGCAACGGTTACGTGCTGACCAAGAAGATGCGTGACCGGCTACGGCACAGGAAGGGGGCCTGAGCATGAGGGTTATCATCTACCGCAATTATCGGTTCACTGACAAAGACCCGATTATCGACGCCTTGCGCACGGTTGTCAAAACAGAAGAAAAATTGAACAACCACAAGGCATCCCAAATCACCGGCGTTTCCACTACCACATTTGACGGTTGGTTTGAAGGCGGGACCCGCCGCCCACAGAATGCGACCGTAAGTCAAGTCGCCGCTGCGCTTGGCTACGTGCGACGGGATGAATTAAAACCAAACGGGGAAGTGGTGATAGGCTTTGTGAAAGTCAACAGCAAGATCGATTACCAGGAGGAAATCAAAAAGCAAGCTGACTGGCTGCTGAAACACGGCAAACAGAAAAAGCGGCGCACCAGGAAAAAGAAGCCTGTGACCAAGACCAAGCCAAGGAGTAAACCCCATGGCGTTCACGCGGCTTTGTGACTGCGGGTCAGGGCTAGCAAGTGAATGGAAATATGACGCGCGCGGTATAGAATTGTGCCGCGCGTGTCCAAAGTGCTGGCCCGAAAAGAAGAAGCAATACAGATCTGAAGTATTGGAGGATCCAAATTATGAAGCTTCCGAGGATATTGACGACAATGATGACGTGGCTAGGTTTTCCCTCTACCCGTGGGAAACTTAGGCACGACTACGAAATGGTGTTCCGTGACGATACACCTGGGCATGAATTAGACTTCACATTCATTTGCAAGCACTGCGGCGATACCACCGCTGATCAATACAGAGCTATGGAACGTATGAGGTTTAGCTTATGTCCTGGAAAGCAGAAGTCATAGCTGACAATTCTGGTCAGTGGGCTCAGAACGCCATCCGCTTTGCCACCAGGGAAGAAGCAGAGCTTTATGTGTATGACCTCATGAATCGGTGGTTCTTAGTTCGTGACACCAAAGTCACTGAGTGTGACGACCCGGTTAGCCACCAGTGGATAGATGGACAAGCCAAACCTATAGGCGAATAATGGACCCAGAATTTCAACATCAAGCCACAGCCGCTGAGAAACTGTGGGCCAATGATATCTATGCCCTGATAATGGAACAGGGCACCGGCAAGTCACGTCCTATTATCAAAGATTGGTTGGCGCGATTAGCCGGTGGGATAGCACAGGATCTTGTCGTATTGGCACCGAAAGGGTGCTACATGAATTGGATAGGCACCGAAGAAGAGCCAGGAGAGTTGATGAAATGGGTGCCACCGGAGATATATCCAAAGCTGAATATAGCTCCGTGGATTAGCGGAGGGAACAAGGCCCATATGCAGGCTTTGAAAGAATTACTCTACGCCAAAGGTCCTAGATTCCTATGCATGAATATTGAAGCACTTAACCGGGAAGGGCAGGCAAGAGAATATCTCCTCCGCTTTATAGGAGGACGCAAGGTCATTGGTTGTATAGATGAATCTACAACCATTGCCCATGAATCTGCGGCCAGGACCAAATTCATTCTTTACACCTTAGCTCCCCGGCTAGTCGCTCGCCGGATACTAACCGGGTTGGTAGCTCCAGAAAGTCCGTTAGATCTTTATACACAATATCATTATTTGGATTGGAAGATTATAGGGCAAAAGAGCTTCTGGGGATTTAAGAACCGCTACGCGATAATGGAGCAGGTTGACTTTAGGCCAATGGCTCAACGCAGCGGTGGATTTTATAGGAAACCATCAGTTGTGGTTGGCTTCAGAAACCTAGAAGAGTTAAACCGGAGAATAATGTCTGCCAGCTACCGTGTCACCAAAGATGAAGTCTTAGACTTACCGCCCAAAGTCTACCAGTTTTGGGATATTGAGCTTACTGAAGAGCAAGAACGTATCTACAACTCAATGAAAAATATTGCGATGGCGAAGGTTGGCGAGCCAAATGAGTTTGCCACTGCAAGCATCAAGCTTGACCAGCTTGGCAAGATGCAGCACATACTCTGCGGCCATGTTCGCAAAGAAGACGGCACGTTGGCAGATATTCCAGAAACGCGCACCGATGCGGTTGTGGAGATACTTCACAACCATACTGGGAAGGCCATCATCTGGGCACCGTACCCCCAGGCGCTACGAAAAATTAGAGACCGACTCCAAAAGGAATTCGGACCTGATAGCACGGTTTGTTTCTGGGGAGAGATTGGGCGGGAGGAGCGGCTAGAAGCCAGGGAGAGGATACAAAATGATGAAGAATGTAGATTTATCGTCTCCAATCAAAGTGTCGGTAAATTTGGAAATACCTGGACAGCTTGTAACCTTGTCATCTACTATGCAAATAGTTTTGACAATGAAGATAGACAACAAAGTGAGGATCGAGCACACCGTATCGGCCAGACCAGATCTGTCACATATATCGATCTTAGAGCCAAAGGAACCATAGACGAAAAGCTGGTCAAGGTACTGCGCAAGAAGATCAACATAGCATCCACGCTACAGGGCGATAAATTTAGAGAGTGGCTCATATAGTAGCAATCAGGTGTGCAGTATGCTATACTTGGTAAAAGGGGGTTATGAGGAGTGTACACTATGAGTATCGAGGAAAGTGACGTTTCACAAAAGAAAGAGCGCAGTAAAACCCACCACGGCTCTCCGCGGAAGCCGGAAATGGTGCTGCGCATTATTGAGCTGCGCGATAAGCAGAAAAAAACGTGGCAGGAAATTGGCGATGAGTTCGAGATGACCAGAGCAGGTGCCCGGCACCTCTACTACAAGTGGTTCATCTGGGCCGTGGAGGAAAACGCACGGGTCGGCTAAAAACACTAGCAAAAACAAGGGGTTGACACCCATTTTAAACGGCCGTACAGGCTCGTGAAAATTGGCCCTATGCACCCTAGCGGGCACCCCTGTCTGGAGCCTGTGCGGGCAACTGTGGTGGTCGGTAAATACTCAATATGGGGTAAAGCTAATGACACCGCGTGCTTTTGTGAAACAAGAACTAAAATTAGTCCAGGAGATGTTTAATGTGCAGAAAAGTATAGGCCCAATGTTTATCATGATAAGAAATAACCAAAGGGATGTAATTCTCATTGACACTGCCAATGATTCAGACAAAGACATAGCCAGCCTAACTCTTAAAGAAATAGTGAAGATGACAAAGCCAGACATCGTAGTCTATATGTCTGAAGCCTGGGCACTATATCTGCCGAAAGGCACCAACTTCGAAGACGTTACACGTCCAATGTTCAACCCCGATAGAATAGAGCAATTGGTTGTTCAAATCGAATTTAAAACCGGTGAAAAATTTGGGTGTTCCGCTAATATTCTAAGGGATAAGGGTGAAGTAAAATTGAGTGAGTTTGAAATTATGGATGCAAAACTCAGCACTGGGAAGTTTGTAGATTTCTTCCCGCCTACCTACAACTGACAGAGGAGTAGTTACTATGGAAGGCAAGACAAACGGTACCGGCGAGTTGCCCGAAGATAGGGCAAAGGCCGTTGAGGCTGGGCTGGCAATGTTTCACAAGTCGCAAGCTGAAGTGGAACAGCTGAAGGAAGACCTCCGCATTTGCCGGGAGGAAATTGC